AAGGAACAGCTAAAGCACATAGTGGAACAGCTTATGATTTAAATGTTGGTGCTGAATCAAGTGCAATTACTATTGCAGGTTCACCTGCAGTAGGAGATCAAACATTTTTTGCAATATTTAGAGATGTATCAGGAGATACTTTAACAGCAGATGCTCTTTTAACAGGTATTAAAATATTCTATACAACTGATGCAGCTAATGACGCATAATTATGAGAGATTTAAAAAATAAACTCATATCAAGTAAGAACACAAAAAATATTCAATCAAGAAAAACTAAATCATTTGGTTATCAAGTCTTAGGATTTGGTGCTGGAGGAGGAGGAAATCCTTTTATTGAAGCTACTGGTGGAACAATAACAACAAGTGGTGATTATAAAATACATACTTTTACAAGTCCAGGAACTTTTACAGTTGCAAATGCTGGTTCACCAGCTGGTTCAGATTCAGTAGATTATCTAGTAGTAGCTGGAGGTGGTGGAGGTGCTGGTGCTAATACAGGAAATTCAGGTGCTGGTGGAGCAGGAGCAGGTGGTTATAGAGAGGGTTATAATCCAGGTTCTTATACAGCTAGTCCCTTAGCAACAACAACTGCTTTATCAATTTCAGCAACAGGCTATCCAATTACAGTAGGTTCAGGTGGAACTGGTGTAGGACAACCAGGATTAGCACCTAATGGCTCAAATTCAATATTTTCAACAATCACATCAGCAGGTGGTGGAGGTTCAGGTTCTAAAAATCTTCAATCATCAACAGGTGGTTCTGGTGCTGGTGGAACAGCTAATAGTTATCCAAGTGGAGCAGCTGGAAATACTCCTCCTACATCTCCCCCACAAGGACAACCAGGAGGAAGTACAGGTGGTTCTGATAATGGTGGTGCAGGTGGAGGTGCTGGTGCTACTGGAGGAAATGCTTCATCACCTGCTGGTGGTAATGGAGGAAATGGAGTAACAACTTCAATTAATGCATCATCTGTAACAAGAGCAGGTGGTGGAGGTGGAGGTGCTTATCAAGGTTGTGGAGGAACTGGAGGTTCTGGTGGTGGGGGTGCTGGAAGTCGTGGTATTGCTGGTACAAACGGAACTGTTAATACTGGAGGTGGTGCTGGTGGTGCTGGAAGTTTTTGTGGACAACCCCCTGCAAGTGGTGGAAATGGTGGTTCAGGAATAGTAATAATAAGGTACAAATTTCAATAGGATATAATTATGGCACATTTTGCAAAAATATCAGAAACAAACAAAGTTTTACAAGTATTAACTTTAAATAATAGTGATATGTTGAACGCTGACAGCGTTGAAGATGAATCTATAGGTCAACAATATTTAGAAACTCACAACAACTGGCTAGCACAAATGTGGATTCAAACTTCTTATAATACTAGAAATAATAAATATTATAATCAAGATGGTACAGAGGGAGATCAATCAAAAGCATTTAGAGGAAATTATGCTGGTATTGGTTATATTTGGGACAAAGATAATCAAATCTTCTTTCCTAAAAAACCATATGCTTCTTGGGTAAAAGATTTAACAACTGCTAATTGGAAATCACCTATTGGTGATGCACCAGCATTAACAGACGCACAAATTGCAGAAAATACAGCTGCAACTCATTCTTGGTCTTATGTTTGGAATGAAGATAATCAAAGTTGGGATTTGACAAATAGCTAATATTATTGTTTTATGCTTGGTGTGGAAATCAAAAAAAAAGTTTTAACAGAACAATCAATTTATTTTGGTGATGTTTCAATGCCAAAACATTGGGAAATAGATAGAACTGAATTATCCCATCATATTTTACATTCTAGTTTAACCAATGAAAAATTACAATTTTCAAAAACTTATGATAAGTTAAATACTTATATAAGAGATCATATTGGTGTTGAGTATGATATTAATTTAATTAATAAATCAACATGGGGAAATATCTATAAACCTAATGATGTAACAATTCCTTTATTAAATATTGAACCAGTTGATCTACGAAACTCACCAGACTTTACTATGTTATATGGTGTTAAAGTTAAAAACTGTAATATTAAAATCCACTTTGATGACAATAGACGTAAAGGAAGAAGTTTAGACATAGAACTTAAAAATAATATGTTCATACTATTTCCATCAACTAATATGTATTACCTAACTAATAATCAGAAAGATAGTTTGAATTTTGTACAGACTATAACTTATGAATATATCTAATTACTATTGGTATTTTAAATCAGCTATACCTCCAAAAATTTGTGATGACATTATAAAGTATGGTTTGACACAAGCAGAAACTATGGCAAGAACAGGTGGCTATGGTGATAAAGAATTAACTAAAGATCAAGTTAGAGATATGAAAAAAAAAAGAAACTCTGATTTAGTTTGGTTAAATGATACTTGGATTTATAAAGAACTACACCCTTACATTCATCAAGCTAATAAATCTGCAGGTTGGAATTTTGAATGGGATAGAAGTGAGTCTTGTCAATTTACAAAATATAAACTTAATCAATACTATGATTGGCATTGTGATTCTTGGGATAAAGTTTATGATAAACCAAATAATCCAGATAATGGTAAGATTAGAAAACTATCTATGACCTGTCAATTAACAGATGGTTCAGAATACGAAGGTGGAGAACTAGAATTTGATTTTAGAAACTATGAGCCTCATATGAGAGAAGAAGTTAAACATTTAAAACAAGCAAAAGAAATATTATCTAAAGGAAGTATTATTGTCTTTCCATCATTTGTATGGCATAGAGTTAAACCAGTTACAAAAGGAACTAGATATTCGTTGGTAATGTGGAACTTAGGCTATCCATTTAAATAATATGGATATAAATAATTACTTTAACACAACTATTTGGTCTGAACAAAAACCAGAGTTTTTAAAATCTTTAACTAAAGCGACTAACAAATATATTAAAGTTGCTAAAAATTTTCCAGAAGCTAAAGCACATATAAAACAATTTGGAGATTTTGGAAGAAGTTATCACTCAACTCCACTTACAGTTGATAATAATTTTAGAGATTTTAGAGATTACATTGGTCAAAAATCTTGGGAATATTTAGATCATCAAGGTTTTGATATGTCACAATATACCACTATGTTTAGTGAAATGTGGGTACAAGAGTTTGCTAAAAAAGGAGGTGGACATCATTCAGCACATATACATTGGAATCAACACGTATCAGGATTTTATTTTTTAAAAGCAAGTGAAAAAACATCTATGCCAATATTCCATGAACCAAGAACTGGAGCAAGAACTACTAAATTAAAAATGAAAACTAATCTAAAGGAGATTCTAAATGGTAATGAAATAATTCACTTTAGACCTCAACCTGGAACGTTAATTATATTTCCAGGTTATTTAGAACATGAATTTTCAGTAGATTTTGGAATAGAGCCTTTTAGATTTATTCATTGGAATATTCAAGCAATACCAAAAGGAATGGCTAAAGATGTCGTTTAAAAAAAATAAATACGTAATTATAAAACAAGCGATAGATAAAGATTTAGCTTTGTTTTTGTACAATTACTTTCATATGAAAAGACAAGTGTTAGATACTTGTCGTAATGCTAGATATATTTCACCTTATGAAACACTACTTGGTTATTATGAAGGAGTAGACGAACAGATTCCACATACTTACTCAAGTTATTCTGATATAGCGATAGAAACTTTAATGTTAAGATGTCAACCTATCATGGAAAAAACTACAGGATTAAAACTTCAACCATCTTATACTTATGCAAGAATATATAAAAAAGGAGATGAATTAAAAAGACACAAAGATAGATTTAGTTGTGAAATATCTACCACTATGAATTTAGGTGGAGATCATTGGGATATATATTTAGAACCATATGGTAAAGAAGGATTAAAAGGAATTAAAATATCTTTAAAACCAGGTGATATGTTAGTTTATTCTGGTTGTGAATTAGAACATTGGAGAGAAAAGTTTAAAGGTAATGAATGTTGCCAAGTATTTTTACATTACAATAATAAAAAAACTAAAGGTTCTGAACTAAATTTATTTGATAAAAGACCACATCTAGGGCTACCATCTTGGTTTAAAAAATGATATAAAACTTTTGCAAGTGGGTATTACCTCCACACTAATATTCACTTGTTTAACTATGGTTTAAAACTATGCAACTTTCCAAACATTTTAAGTTAGAAGAATTTGAAAAGTCCTCTACTGCAATCAGGCTTGGTATAACTAACAAAGCTGGTGCTGGAGAAATTAAAAACCTTACTGATCTATGCTATGGAGTATTAGAGCCTGTAAGAGCAAAGTTTGAAAAACCAATTATAGTTACATCTGGCTATCGTAGTGAGGAATTATGCGAAGCCATTAAATCTTCCAAGACCTCACAACATACAAAAGGACAAGCAGTTGATTTTGAAATATCTGGTGTTAGTAATTTAGAACTAGCATTATGGATTCAAGGAAACTGCCTTTTTGACCAACTGATTCTTGAATTTTTCAATGAAAGTGAGGGTGTTAATTCTGGGTGGGTTCATTGTAGCTTCAACCAAGATTCAAATAGAAAGCAAGTTTTGACATTTGATGGAAAAAATTATACTAATGGATTACCTGATGCAAAATGGTCTGGTGGAAAACTAACTAATTAAAATGAAACAAAACGCATTACAAAAAATTGAATCTCACGAAAAACTTTGTCGCATCATGCAAAAATTAACTCACGATAAAATTAACAGCATAGAAGAAAGAGTTAAACGATTAGAAAAAATTTTACTAATTTGTACTGGTTCATTAATTAGTGCTATGGGATTTGTAATTATAACTATGTCAGGTTTATAATCTTTACAAATAGCCAAAAATTAGTACAACTTATAACTGTATGAAGAATAAAAGAATACTTGTAGTGTCGGATTTACATATACCCTATCATCACAAAGATAGTTTTGCATTTTTAAGAGAAATAAAAAAGCAATTTAAACCAGATAGAATTATTAACATAGGCGACTCAATAGACTTTCATGCAATATCTATGCACGATAGCAACCCAGATTTACCAAGTGCCGGTGACGAACTTACTTTAACCAGAAAATATATTAAAGAACTAGAAACAATATTTCCAGAAGTTACAGAAGTAGATAGTAACCATAGTAGTTTAGTATTTAGACGAGCATTAAAATATGGAATGTCTAAACAATTTATTAAATCTTATGGAGATTTCTTGGGTACTAAAAAATGGAAGTGGGTAGATAACTTAACTTTAACTATGTCTAATGGTCAAAGGTGCTTTTTTACTCATGGTATGAGTGCTGATATTTTAAAAGTATCACAAGCTATGGGTATGAGTGCTGTTCAAGGACATTACCATACTAAGTTTGTTATCAGCTGGTGGGCTAACCCAGACAATCTATTCTTTGGAATGAACGTAGGTTGTTTAACAGATCAAAAATCAATGGCATTTGAATATGCTAAAAATTTTAAGACTAGATTCATTCTTGGTTGTGGAATTATCCTAGATGGAGTTCCAAGATTACTTCCAATGGTTTTAGACCGAAAAGGGAATTGGATAGGTAAAATTGTCTAAGAAATACCCTTTAAAGCCTCATAGAGCCATTTTAAAGGCTACTGATAAGCAAATAGGTGGAAAGCATTATTCTAGCTTTAAGATACAACCTATTGAGTTTATAGTTAAAAATAAACTAGACTTCATACAAGGTAATATTATAAAGTACGCACTCCGAAATAAGAACGGAGAAAACCCTAACGAGAAATGGGATAAGATCATTCATTATTGCGAATTAGCAAAAGAGTTGCAAAATAAAAAATAAGGAATAATAGGAGTGAATGAACTTCACTTATTTAATTTATTCTATTCTTGTGTTATATTGGGCAACAATAATATTTGTAACAGGAAGTATATAATATGTGGTTATCATTAATAAAATTCGGAATATCAACTGCTGGAACTGTTTATAAAAACAGAAAAGAAACTAAAGTATTAGAATCTATTGCTGAAAAGAAACAAATGCAGAGAGTTATTGATGGAGAGATTGAGATGGTTAAAACTGTCAAACAACATCAAGCAAACGATCTAAAAGACGAGATTGTCCTTATCTTAATTTCAATTCCATTATTAGTGTGTGCTTGGGGTGTATTTTCTGATGACCCTGAAA